TAGTTATTTGTATAACTTATACAATCTGAAGCAAAGAATTGTGAAGGTAAAAACGATGTTGCCTATTAGCTTGCTTACTGGTTTACAATTAAACGATAGATTAATCATTAGAGATAAAAGATACATCATTAACTCAATGCAATCCAACCTAACAACAGGCGAAGTAAACTTTGAATTAATATTAGACTTCAGACCGATGGTAAATTCTACTTATCAACCATATGTTGGAGTTGATGGAGGTACAATTGCAGTTCCGATTGACTTTGTTAACGGAGCAATCAGTGCAGAGGTAAGCACAACTGTACCTGACATATTAATTGCACCTACAACAATCGATGCTCCTCAGTATGTTGACATCACTTTACCTCCAAATACAGCAGGAACAGTCTACCCAGTGGATGTTACCTACACACTGAACACAGGAATCACGGAATTAACCAATATTAATATTATACAGAAATGATAAAGAACATAATCTCAATGCTATCAGTAGATAATTTCTACGGAATCTCGGAAAACATAGACATCGCAAAAGGAAAATACGCTTACACAACATCCTTTAGAAAAATGACACGTCAAGAAAGAAGAAAAATAGCACTAAACAAACGAAAAAATGGCTGAGAAAAAGACGATTGAGTTAGACATACAGAGTAATTTAGGTAGTTTACGAAGCCAATTAAGGGAAGCACAGGCGGAAGTAGCTGCAATGGCAGATAAGTTTGGTGCTACATCAAAGGAAGCTACTGAGGCAGCAAAGAAAGCAGCGAAATTAAAAGATGCTATTGGAGACGCAAAGGACTTAACTGATGCATTTAATCCTGATGCCAAGTTTGGTGCGTTAACTAAATCCTTAGGCGGTGCTATGGATGGATTCCAAGCAGTACAGGGTGCGATGGGATTGTTTGGTACAGAATCAGCAGATGTTGAAAAAGCATTGTTGAAGGTACAGTCAGCAATGGCGATGGCACAAGGAGTTCAGGGAGTGATGGAATCTGTTGATTCATTTAAAACTTTGATTACACAGGTCAAATCCTTTACTCTAATTCAAAAGATATCTACTGCGTTGCAATGGTTGTGGAATACTGCAATGAACGCAAATCCTTTGGTTGCAATTGCTGCTGCTATTATCGCAGTTGTGGCAGTTGGATATAAATTGATTTCATGGTTAATGGAATCGTCTGAGGCTAATGAGGAAGCAGCGGCATCTATCAAGAAAAACACGGATGCACTAAATAGACAAAAGGCATCAGCAGATAAAGCAGGCGATGCATTAAAGGAAAAGAATGGTCATGAGTATAACATGGCTAAGGCAGCAGGAGCAAGTGCCGAGGCATTAAGGAAGTTAGCTTTAAAACACGCTGATGAACAGATTGCATTGGAGGAAGCATCAGTTGCAACTGCACGAAATACTTACGAAAAGCAACGAAACATACTTGAATCATATAAGATGGCAGGTATGAGTGATGAGGTAATTGAAAAACAAAGAGAATTAGTTACAAAAACACGCGAGGCACTTAAGGAAGAATACGCTGACTTAAAAGCAGCATATCAAAATAAGAGAAATGTAATCCATCAAAATCAAGTTGAGATTCAACAAGAAATAACTGATGCTAAGAAAAAAGAATTAGAGGCAGAGAAAGAAAAGAATGATAAGATAAAAGAGCAACAGCAGGATGCTCACGACAAAGCAGTTGACCAATACAAAGACAACAAGCAAAAGGAGCAGGATTTAATTAAACAGTACAATGAAAATTTAACTGCATATTTAGATTCCAAAGAAAAAGAACGTCAATCCAAAATAACGGATGCTCAAGAAAAAGAATTACAAGATTTAGATAATAAGTATGAAGCACTTTATGCACAAGCAGATGCAGCAAATCAAAGTGACAAAGACTTACTAATTGCTCATCAGGAAGAGATTAATGCAATCAGAGATAAGTATGCAAAGATTGCAGCAGATAAACTTGCTGAAGCTAACAAAGAAGCAGAGAAATTAAGATTGGCATCTATCCAAGAGATGGAGGATAAGATACTTGAAATTGATGAACAGAACTTCCAAAACAGGCTGAAGAAATCAATGACAGAGGAGGAGTATCAACTTGAATTAGTTCGTCAAAAATACTTCACACTTGAAACATTAGCAGAAGGCAATGCTGAACAATTAGCAATCATTGAACAGGCTAAAGCAGATGAGATTGATGCAATTGAAAAGAAACAACTTGAAAAAGCACAGGTAACTCAGAAAGAAAAAGTTGATTTGATTTTCAAATATGCTCAAACATTTACTCAGGCAATGGGTTCACTTAATGGTTTATTGAATGCACAGGATAACGAACGCTTAAAGAATGTAGTAAAAGGAAGCAAGGAAGAGGATGCAATCAAACGCAAGATGTTTGACCGTGATAAGAAACTTAGAATTGTACAAACGATAATTGATACTGCATCAAACGTAGTTAACTCGGTTCGTAATGGTGGAGGTATTCCAACAGGTATTCCATTCGGTATTGCGGCAGGTGCTATGGGAGCATTGCAAATCGCAACTATCAATAAAGCAAAATATGATGGAGGAAGTAATACTGTGCCATCATCTACAGGTGGAGAAACAGGTGGTGCAGGTTCTGTGATGTCACCATCCTTTAACGTTGTAGGTAATTCTGGAATCAATCAGTTAGCACAACTACAACAACAACCAAGTAGGGCTTATGTAGTGTCAGGTGAAGTTACATCTGCTCAGAGCTTAGACAGAAACAGAATTGAAAATGCAACATTAGTACAATAAATCGTTTTAATATTATGAAAATTATAGAATTAATAATTGACGAAAAAGATTCACTTAGCGGAATTGACGCGGTGTCAGTAGTTCATTCACCTGCCATTGAGGAAAACTTCATTCACTTATCAAAACACGAAGTAGAGTTAAAAGAGATTGACCAAGAGAAACGTATCTTAATGGGTGCTGCTTTGATTCCAAACAAAAACATCTACCGAGTAAACGAAAAGAAAGAAGAATACTATATCTATTTTTCAGAGGACACGGTACGTAAAGCATCAGAGTTATTTTTAATGAACGCAAATCAGAACAATGCTACCTATGAACACGACAAAAAACTGAAAGGAATGAGTGTTGTTGAAAGTTGGATTATTGAAGACGAGAAGCACGACAAATCAGTAAAATACGGATTCAGTTTACCAAAAGGAACTTGGATGATTTCAATGAAGGTAAATAACGATGAAGTATGGAAAGACGTTAAGGAAGGTAAAGTAAAAGGATTCTCTATTGAGGGTTACTTTGCTGATAAGTTAGAAATGTCTCAGATGTCTGAGGAGGATATCATATTAGAAAAAATCAAACAAATAATTTTAGAAGATGGCAAAAAGTAAAACACCAAGTTACTCTTCACCTAAAGCAGGAAGCAGAAGAGGATGCCTTTGTGAAGATGGTAAATACTCCAAGAAATGTTGTGATGGAAGTTTACAGGCACAGGGCATAGGTTCGATTACAGGAACTGAAAATGTTACGGTAACAGTCAATGGCGGAACACGAACTATCGTGCGTCAGAACGGATAAAAATACAACAGAAATATAATAGAAACGTTTTATTAAAAAAAAAGAACAATGGGATTAAACGAAGTATTTAAGAAAGTAGCAGGTATTGAAAGCAATGCTACTGAGTTAACATCACACAAAGTAGAGTTAGGGTATTTACAAGATGTTCAAAAGAAAGCTGAAACTCAATTAAAAAAATATTCAGATATTCCAGAGTTATTTAAATATTGGCAATCAGTTTCTCAATGGATTACAAGTAATGAAGGTAAAATATCTAAATTTAAAGGAACTCGTTCTGCATATTTAATGGGTTTAAATGATATTATACCTGAATTAGAAAATAATTTTAATGAAATAGAAAATAAATTGAAATCAGTAGGACTAAATGCGATGGAAAATGCAGAATATAAAAAAGGATATACTGCATTAGTACAATTAAAAAACTTATTAATTGACCTAAAAAAAACAACGGATTTACCCCAATTTAAATAAAAACGAAAAATGAAAAATAGCACAATTAACAAAATCAAAACACTTCTTGGAATGGAAGTTAGCTTAGAGCAAATGAAATTAGTAGATGGAGTTACCATCTTTGAAGCTGATGCGTTTGAAATGGATGCACCTGTATTCATCGTAACAGAGGACGAACAAAAGATTCCTGTTCCAGTAGGAGAATACGAATTGGAAGATGGACGTATTTTAGTAGTTATTGAAGAAGGAGTAATTGCTGAAATCAAAGAGATGGAAGAAAAAGAAGAGGAAGAAATGCCAGAAGCACCTGAAGCGGAAGTTGAAGTTGAAGAGGAAGCTCCTGTTGAAGCATCAGAAGTAAAAACTGCTCCTAAGAAAACAGTTGAATCTATCGTAAAAGAAACATTCTTCTCAGAAATCGAAGCACTTAAAAACGAAAATATTGAATTGAAAGCTAAATTGGAATTGCTTTCTAAAGTTAACGAAGTTGCAGTTGAAGCAACCGAACTTTCAGAAGAGCCAAAACCAATCTCTTTTAATCCTGAAAACACGAATCCAGTTGAAATGATGAAGTTCTCAAACAAAAAAGCAAGAACAACATTGGATTCAATCTTTGAAAAATTAAACAAATAATTTATTAACTAATTAAATTTTAAAAAATGCCTACAACAACAAGCATCACTACAACTTATAGTGGCGAGTTTAGCGGAAAATACATCGCTGCTGCCCTATTATCTGCTCCAACATTAGAGCAAGGTGGAATGACTATTCACCCAAATGTAAAATACAAACAAGTAATTCAGAAAGTCGGTACAGATTCTGTGATTGCTAATGCATCATGCGATTTTTCCGCTACATCTACAGTAACATTAACTGAAAGAGTTCTTCAACCTGAAGAGTTCCAAGTTAACTTACAATTGTGTAAAAAAGATTTCCATTCTACATGGCAAGCAGCTGAGATGGGTTACTCTGCATTTGATGTTTTACCTAAATCTTTCGCTGATTACTTAATCGGATACGTTGCTGACAAAGTTGCTTCTTCTATGGAAACGACAATCTGGACAGGTGCTAACGCAACTGCTGGTCAATTTGACGGTATTGCTGTACAAATCGCTGCTGATGCTGCATTGCCATCTGCACAAGAGGTTGCTGGTACTACTGTTACTGCTGCAAACGTTGTTGCTGAAATCGGTAAATTGGTTGATGCTATTCCTGCTCGTATGTACGGACAACCAGACTTGAAATTGTACCTTTCTCAAAACATCGTTAAAGCATATATCCGTGCTTTGGGTGGATTCGGTGCTTCAGGTTTAGGTGCTAACGGTACTAACAACCAAGGTACACAATGGTACACAAACGGTTCTTTGTCTTTCGATGGTCTTCCAATCTTCATGGCAAACGGTTTGGCTGCTAACACAGGTATCGCAACTACAACTTCTAACTTACACTTCGCTACAGGTTTGATGAATGACATGAACCAAGTTAAAGTTTTAGACATGGCTGACCTTGACGGTTCTGAGAACGTTCGTGTTATCATGCGTTTTACTGCAGATGCGAAATACGGATTTGCTGAGGATATGGTTACTTACGGAATCACAAACTCTGCTAACTAATCTTAGCTCAATTTAAATAATCGGGGAGGGGTATACGCTCCTCCCTTTTTTATAACATTTAAAATCTAAAAATTATGTCTTGTCAATTAGCTAATGGTAGACTTGAAGTATGTAAAGATACCGTAGGTGGTATTGATGCAGTTTACTTCATTAACTACGCAGATTACGCTTTTCCTACTGACGTTACTTATGTAACAGGTACGGACACCATTGACGCAGTTGCTAACGTAACTTCGCTCTACAAATACGAACTTAAAGGAACAAACTCTTTTGAGCAAGTATATAACTCTTCTCGTGAAAACGGA